CCCCTTTCTGCCATTAATTCAAGGACATGTTTAAAGAAATTTAATCCTTTAACATTTCCTTGTAATGGTAAGATGACCGAGTCATCTCTGAATGGATTCATAGGAGAAACAGTTTCTGAACTATCGTTCCCGATAGTAGCAGTTATGTGCTCCATTAAACCATCACATCAATTTTCATTATAGAAAGTGAAGTGAAGGAGTGGTCCATTAAAGATTAGCCTTCTCACCGGTTTATCCATTACTAGATGAGACAATTTGTTTCCAAATTGCTCTCTAATAAAAGAATAAATAGGTGAGGAAGTGAAATCTGCAAAGATCTCAAACCCATTTGGCTCAGATAACAATCCTAATCTGAATAAGATATGGATTGTCTCCTGTATATTTGCCTCTCACATTTTCTTATCTAAGTTAAACTTAGCTTCGTCAATGCAAGATAGCAATATATGCATATCTACTAAAGTTAGCGATCTATTCAACTTCATTGAAGCTGATAGACCATCTTTAGACGGGATAAAACCAAACGGACCAAGAACTAATCATAGTAATTTATCTACACCAAACTGTTTTCTTACAGTAGGAATAGATTGATACATTTTGATTAATTCTTGTTCGGAAAGGGCTAAACCTTTATTATATAGATCTAAAATCACAGAGGATAAACCTCAGTTTGATTTTAGAGCTACTAATAAATTCTTAGCTCCCACAGCCGATACTTCCCCATCCATAGTCACTAATCTTTTAGCAAACTCGAAAGAGTCGCTAGAGATTAGACTTTTGGATAGATTAATATCAACCCCAAGAACTTGAGTCATTATCATGTGATAAGATGTAGCTACAGCAGTATCTGCTATAACTATATCATCACCAAGTAATGCGTAGTTGCTAAATTTGGGTTTACCAACCCTCATAGCAGCAATCTGCACAATACATGATGAGTCAATGCAAGCATTGCTCATGATGATAAGGCCCCCATAGGTTGACCAACTGCATATCTATATGGAATTCCATCAAGATATCAGTCTCTATTGACAAATAGAGATCTTCAATTCTGGGCAAATCCTGTTCCAAATAATTTGGATAAGATTTGTTCTTGAATTGAGATAGGTAACCTATCAGTGGCGGCACTCAAATCGTAAGAGTAGAATGTAACACCTGGCAATTGTCCTTCTTTATAAAGAGAGACAAGTCTACTTAGTGGTGCTGATTGATTAAATGTTCCATCCATAGGGATGGCTTTTAATTTATCAAACACTCACGAATGTAGAGGACTCATAACACTCTGTGTTATTGAGTCTGCCATGGCAAACACTCTAGCCTTTCCGGCTGCTTCCTCTTTAACTGATAACTTTCCAAGTCTCAAATCTAATGGACTAACGGAGGGTTTAACCCCTGTAGTCTCTCAGTGAGAGATCTCGGAAGTTATCAAGTTTCAAAGAGCCTGACCCCCTTTCAAATGGCCTATAAAGGACATAAGAGTAGGGAATAAGGGACTCATATATCATGCATAGATATCTTTTCAGATACCTAGCATAGATACTGAGTCGTTCGGCCCAGCAGATGATAGATATATTAAAGGATTAGATAAAGTCAAATGGTATGGTCTCTGTCCATATTTTGGAACAGAGATACCAAGTGCTTCTAATCCTTCGATGATCTCGTGCTTAGGCAGAGTTAAACACTGACCTTTAAAAGGGTCTGTGATTGTCTCTAACTTAAGGACACAAGGCATCTTCATTATTCTATATACTGCTAAGGTAGATAGGACTCCCCTAATAGTTTTATGGTCTTTAGCTCTTAATAAGAGTCTAAGAGAACCAGGAATTATTAAAGGAAGTCCTCCGGCTAAACCAATCGGCATTACACTAGTAGTGAATACCGGATGGCCCGATACAAAATGTTGGACTATTCTAGTACACTCTTTTAAGTACTGAACGGTGAAAGAAACACCGTTGTACTTTCAAAGAGATGCTATTCTAGCA